TCTTTGTCTGTGTCAGGAACTGTTTTACCATCTGTACTGGCCACTGCTAGTCCCAAACGATACAGTGTATAGTCACCGTTCCATCGATCGCCATCAGTGAACTTGTTTAAGCCACTGGTCGCTTGTTGCTGACGCTTGGTCAACTTGCCTTTTTTGTTTTCTTCAGTGATAACTTCGTTAATTTTCATACTAGCCTGTTACCCATGTCAGTGGCATTCCACCGTCTACGTATGTTTTTAGATCTTCTTCCAACTTGTCCATTTCAGCCTGGGCTTCTGTTTTTAGTGCTGCACCGTTTAGGCTTGTACCGCCGCTAGGGCCAGCAATGGTATTAAACTTTTCTCTAGCTTCGCCCACAATACGTTTGGCAAAGCTGTAAGCATATTCTTCTAACCACGGAAATGCTTGGAAGTCGTTTAGTAGCATAATGTCTGGCTTGTAGTTATACAAGTGCAGCATCACGCTTTCTGTTAGTTCACCAAAGCCTGGGCCTTGATTAGGCATTTTACGAACAATCGTCAGCTTTTTGGTTGATGGGTTGAATGTAAAGTTCATGTGCCCACCAAACATACGCATGGCCAGCTCTTGATACTGTGTAAACAGTTCATAGTTAACTAAACCACCCACACGCCCTGCCACTAACATATAAGTGTTCAAGTAGCCGCTTGCAAAAGGTTCAAACTGGCTTGCAGTAGTACCTGTAACAGAGCCAATACCACGACGATAAATGTAGCGTACTGTCATGACTTCTTTAGGCAGTATGTACTCTTGTGTTTCTGGTAGTAGGTCTAGAAATGCATAGCTTTCTTCTTGGCTGTTGCTGGAACGCTGACGATACTTGATCAAGGCTTGATTAATAGCCAAATCATAGTGTTCTCGGTCTAGTTCCACATCCACAATACCGTCAGCTAATCGCAAACGAATATAGTCTACGATAGCTGTACGTCTAGCATTTAGTTCACGGGCAAGATCGCCCTGTGTAACTTGGGCATCGCTATAGGCTATTTGCCCATGTCCAGTGCCGGTTGCGGGATCGTATAGATTGGCAGTGGTTAAACTACCCTTGTCGGATAAGTTGGTTTCTCTTGTTACATTGCCAGTAAATGGTGTGCTCATTCATAGTTCCAATAGTTCAATATATTTATTGAACTTTTAAGAGAACTGTATCCGAATTCATACGCCCATTGCCCTGTGTTTCTGTAGCTTTGATGTCCTCTAAGAACTTGCGTAGCTGCACTTTGGTAGATTTAGCAAACTCTTTGAGCTTTTCCTCGGGCTTACGTAAGGTTTTGCCCACGCTTTTTATAGGGTCAAAACCAGTTAGGCTTGTGCCCTTGACACCCAACGGTCCCTGTAACGTATCTGCTACATACTTGTACAATTTACGTGTTTTGGTATTGTAAGCCCAAAGTTCCTGTGCGCCCACAATGTCCACTGGGTTAATACTTACTAACTTGAGTGTCTTTTCTTCTTTCAAGTACTTGAGCTTGCTAACAACCTTTTCTTTGTTAGGAGCACGTTTGACTCTAGCTTTCTTTTGTGTCTTTTTAACACTGCGGTATTGATCTAGGTCACTTAACAGTTGATCCAAAAACGCATGATGACGTCGGAAGTCTGCTGCTTTGTAATGCTTGTAGGCTTCTTCAACTTGCTCGTCACGACGTTCTTGTGCAACTAACAACTCGCCTTTACGTATTGTAAACAAGTGCTCAAACTTGTTAATCTGACTTTGCGGTACTGTATTAGCAGTCAAGTAATTAAAAGCATCTGGCTTGACTGTTTCGCCAGCTATTACTTCGTCGTACAAGCCTTCAAAGTGTGCTAGGTGCTCGGCAGTCTTTTCGTTCAATCGGTCCTGAATAGTAGGAGCCCGAACCGCCTGTACTGCAGGCTTGTCTGCTGCAACTGTTTCTGGTTCTAAGTCGTCTGAGTTAACGGCTTCGTGTAATCTTGCTTTTAAATACTCCAACTCTTTGTCACGCAAGGGCATGCCCTGACGTGCTGCCATAACTAAACCACATGCTGTCATAGGTATTGCACGGTCTGGGCTGCGTATAAATCGACTAACATCTGCTTTACTGTACTGATTGTCCTGCATCCACTTGACCACATGCTTCTTACAATCTTTTTGAGTATAATAATAATTGTAATAAAAAAAGCTCTTACGCAGGAAGTGATCGAATTCTTCTTGGCTCATTGCTGCTGCACGTTCAGTGTCCCAAACAGGTTCTCTGCCTGTGTACTTCTCATCGCTAAATGCCGGGTCACGTGTTTTTGCAGGCGCTTTGCGCGGTGCTTTAACGCTTTGTGCTAATGCCATTATTGCTCCTTATTGTACGGAATATGCTATTATACTACTCTTCTGGTTTTTTGTCAATCAGTGTTGCGAAAACCAGCCATTGTTGCAAATGTGCTAAGTGTTCCCTAACTGTTGCTAAATTAGCAAGATACGTTTTATTGTATCCGGTTCGGCGCATGTCAATTTCAGATTTACTTAGCTCTGTAACACTGTGATACAAATTATCTTGGAATTTGGATAACTGTCTTTTTGAGCTAGAATCATGTAGCGCACGTAGGGCACGACGCAGTTCCTGGTCCACCCTGGGCCAATCATTTAATGAGTTAAATTCAAGCATACCCTAATTATACAGCGTCCGCTCATTAATGTCAAACTAAATACTAGATAGTAAGGATATAACAGTGCCTAGATTATCACTTTGGAAAGACGGACAACATAGCAACGATTACCGGTTCTTTGACCGCAGAATTTCGGAAATGTTCACACTGGGCGGGACTGGAATTCTCGTACACAAATATTTGGGCACTTTTAGTGCAAACGTAGCTGATGCTACCCCAACCACGCCTTTTTACAACAATGTCAGTGCCCAAAATATCCAGGACTTGTTATTCTTAGAAAACAGAGACCGCAAGTATGATCCAGATGTTTATGTCATGCGCGGTATTTATCAAGTACAGGATAACAGTTTTGACCTGAGCCAATTTGGATTGTTCTTACAAACTGGCACCTTGTTTATGACTTTCCATATTAACGACATGGTACAGAATTTGGGTCGTAAACTAATGAATGGTGATGTATTAGAGTTGCAGCACTTGACAGATTATAATTCTTTAGATAATACTGTTCCTGTTGCACTAAAAAGATTCTTTGTAGTAAGTGATTGTCAATTTGCATCAGAAGGGTTTACACCCACATGGTGGCCGCACTTATGGCGTGTTAAACTAAATCCAATGACAGACAGTCAAGAGTACAAAGATATTCTTAACACGATTCTTAGTGATCCTACCAATGCTAATAGTGCTCCTATAGGTGATTATCTAAGTAACTTAAACAAATACCTGGACATTAATGATGCTGTTATTGAACAAGCAGAAACAGACTTGCCCAAGAGTGGTTACGATACCAGTGTGTTGTACACCAAGGCTGTTGACACCAACGGTAAACCTGGGGAGCCTCCAGGAGCAGGTAGCGTTGACAGTACACAAGTTCGTGCAGACAATACATTAACCACTGCTGACCGTGCTGCATTATCTAGCACAGACAAAGTACATGGTTACTTGTCAGGGGACGGACTAGCACCAAATGGTATGGCAATGGGTTCAGGTATTGTATTCCCTGTGTTACCAGATGTTGGGGATTATTTCTTAAGGTTAGATTACTTGCCAAATAGACTATTTAGATACGACGGACGTCGTTGGAACAAGATTGAAGATGCTGTACGTACTAGCCTTACTCCTGGTGAGAACAAGACTCAGTTGGGCAGCTTTATTAACAATGAAAACACTTGGACTGATGCTAGCGGTGTTACCCGTAACGAACGAGTAAGTCTAAGCAAGGCACTAAAACCAAAGGCAGACAATTAATATGGCACGTGACTTTTTCTATGATGGTCAAGTAAGACGTTTCATTACGCAGTTCATGCGTATGATTTCCAACATTCAAGTTGAGTTTGGTCGAGACCGTAACAATGTTATAGCCCTACAACGTGTACCTGTTTACTACGGTGACAGCTCAAGACAAGTGGCCAGTATCTTGAAGAACAATAGCGAGAATACGCTAAGTGCAGTACCAGCAATAGCTGTGTATGTCAGTGCATTAACTTATGATCGCGAACGTGTACAAGATCCCAGCATGGTATCTTCTGTTCGCTTGCGAGAACGCAGGTATGATCCAGCCACTGGCGAATATACAAATCAACAAGGTGACATAGTCACTGTTGATCGTCCAATGCCTACTCCGTATAAGTTAACATTAAAAGCAGATATATGGACCAGCAATACAGAACAAAAATTACAGTTACTAGAACAGTTGATGGTGTTGTTTAATCCATCAATGGAAATACAAAGCAGTGACAATTATGTTGACTGGACCAGCCTGACTGTAGTAACATTAACAGACATGTCATGGAGTTCAAGAAGTGTTCCTGTTGGCGCAGAAGAACCTATTGATATCGCCACAATGACATTTGAAATACCTATTTGGATCAGTGCTCCTGCAGCAGTCAAGAAGTATGGTGCTATTGAGAAAATGATTACCAATATGTTTGACAGTGCAGGATCAGGTGGCAGCGGTGGTGTTGTTGGTAGTGACGGATTCACCCGAGCTGGCAGAAGTGGCAGTGGTTCTACGCCAGGCAGTACCGCATACCAAAACTACATGAATGATATCATGGACGCCAACAAACAAATGGCAAGAACTGCATTTAGACCCATGCAATATAAAGTGTTATACACTGGAAATATCTTGGTACTGTTAAAACATGAAGATCTTGATCGAAGTACAACATCTATAGGCAACATACAAAGTGGTAGTGTTAAAATTGGTAGCCCAGATACTTGGACATCATTGTTTGATACATTTGGTGAAGTAAAGAATGGTATCAGTACAATTAAATTACTAACAGCCACAGGCAGTGAAATAGTTGGAACATTTGCAGTACATCCTGGTGACCCTACACAAGTGTTATATACACCTTTTGTGGATACCTTACCGGCCAATACATTAGAGCCAGTTGATGCTATTATTGATCCACTAAATGTAACAGTAAATAGTGCAATACTAAATCCTGCCGTTGGAACAAGATATCTAATATTAGATGATATTGGTAGTTACAACAATGTGCAACCTAGCGATGTATGGTACGGACCCAATAGACAAAATGTTGTTGCTCGTGCAAATGATATCATTGAATATCGTAATGGCGGATGGACTGTGGCATTCGACAGCGCAGCCACTAACACAATTGAGTATGTTACAAACTTGACCACAGGAATACAATATCGTTGGCAAGACAACGAGTGGGCTAAGAGTGTAGAAGGTGTTTATAACGAATCTGAATGGACAATAATTCTATAAAGTATCTAGAAAGTTGTGGTGCCTTGATATACTGCACCACTACACATAGATATCTGTTTTTACTTAGAGCAGGCGCAAAACATGCAGGATCTTGGGGACTAGTTGGAGGTAAACTAGAGCCAGGCGAAAGTGTGGCTCAAGGATTGCTAAGAGAAATTGCCGAAGAGATTGGTCCTGCGATCGCAGATCCTAAACTGATACCAATTGAAAAGTTTACATCAGAAAACAAAAACTTTATCTATCACACGTTCTTGATCACAGTAGATGCAGAGTTTATTCCTCAGTTGAATGATGAGCATCGTGGTTACTCGTGGGTACCGTTACAGGATCATCCCAAACCATTGCACCCAGGTGTATGGCGTACATTTAATTTTAAAAGTGTGATAGAGAAATTAAAGACTGTAGAACAGATTAAAGATCAGCTTCAATAACAAATTGTCTAAAATCAATTTGTCTAAAGTTAACGCAATACTTCCAACGCTCAGGAATTCTGTATTGCTGTGTGGGCATTACACGTATAAATTCAACGTCTGAATAAGTGTTAAATATTTTTTCCATTGCCACAGACCAAAACTCTCCTGATATCCTGGATGTTGTGGGAAGATATCCAGCAGTGCCATTGTAAATATTCCAGTCACGCCCGCTAGGATCACTACCATCAAATCCTATTAGAAATATTTTCTTGTGTCCGTCAAAGCAAGCAAGATATGTGGCCAAGCTGCCGGCGTCCCATGCAGGGTCTTGCGGTATTAGATAAAACTTTTGTGTATATCCAGCAATAGCCCAAGCATTGGCATACACAATGTGTTCAGAACAGTAGTCGCTGTCGGCAATTTCGCTAACAATTTCGTCTCCGGTGGCAACCAAGAAGTCTGGGGTAAAATCTCTATACAGTGCATTACAGCCGTATGACTGTAATCTGTTGCGACCGCGTATGCCAGCTTTGTGATTTTTAATTACATCAAGATCCATACCCAGTCTAGTAGGACCATTTCCAATGATTAATGCACGATTACTTACTTGTAAATTTGAAATTTGATTTGGAATATATTCTTGAGTTTTATTCCATTCGTTGTTGGTGCGAACAAGATCCGTGATTACATCTTCGCCCAAATAGTCTTTTCGAAATAATCGTTTAATTGTTTGCATTATAATATTTATTAATTAATCAATCCATGGCATCTTGGGCCACTGCACTTCGTCGGGTGTGCTAGCTTCTATCAGACACCAAGTGACTTCGTTGATGTAATTGTTTATATCTTCTAGTGTATAGTTTAGTGTTTCGCCTGCAGCAATTTGTCCTGGATAATAGCTGGCCATTTCTTCAGCTAGAGCAATTTCAGTTACTTGTCGTTTTGTTAAGTTTATCCATTTCATATCGTCGATGATGTCTGCACGAATTGATACCACTGCTCTTCTTAAAGGATCACTAACATCTATCAGTGCCCAAGTTACGCGATCATCTATAATATCGTCTGGTCCAGTGCCGTCAGCATACCAAGTGTTCATACCAGCATGATATGTGTAGTTGCGTTGATTAAAAGAAAAAGTTTCGCCATCCACGGGATTTTGAGGAAATGCTGCTTTGTAATTGTTTTCAAATGACATAGTATTATCTAGTAGGATTTAGTTTCACTGGCAGTGCAGGTAGATAAGATGTTCTGTCTACCATTGTTGCTACACCGTTAATAACTTTGGTAGTGTATCTAGCTATAGCAGTGAATCTAAAATCTTGAACCCATCCAGTCCAACCTGTTAATGCTGTACTAGCATTGTCTGTACCAATGTGAATATTTTCTGTACCATTATGTTGATCAGCAATATTAACAGTTGGACCACCTGTAGCATACGTGCCAGAATTGGCTGCATTGATAACACCAACTTCTTCTCCGTTGACATAACAGTAAATGTTACCGCTTTTTCTCATCATCACAATATGGTCCCATGTACCTGATGTTCTAGTGGCCACTGTTTTGGTGGTGTTAATTACCTGATAGACTGTGCTAGTACTCTGACGCCTAAATTGCCACAATCCGGCTGGGGTAGCATATACATAATATGAATTAAACAAATGACATAGCACATTACCAGTTGTTGCTGTAAACGCTCTACCACCAAAATTAATATCTTGCCAAGCTGTCCACAACTCAAAAGTAAAATCGCCGTATTGAATATTCAATGGGTAGGTATTGAAAAAATTCCAAGATCCGTTAATTTTACTATGAGTAGATGCACTATCTTTGTTTGAGAATCGAAGACTGCCTTTTCCAAATTTTGCATACGTTGATGGCAGCGTTGAGTAATGAAAGAATCCCATTCTGTGACTAACTTCATTACCCATAGTATCTTCAACATTTATTAGTGCATAGGTAAACTGGTCATATGTGAATCTAGCACGTGGAATGGACATTGTGGTAACATCGTTATTGTATCTAGCAATGGTACTGACTCTACAAGAACCAGTGCCATTATTATCCGCAGCCATTGCAAAGTGATTGGTGTTCCAACTGCGACTACCCACTGGATTAAATGCTGCCCTTGTTGCAATTCTGACTCCATTTAAGAACATGGCCAGTACGTTTGTTTTTGTGGGATCAAACTGTACAACAACATAATTCCATGAGTGGTATCTTAATGTATAGGGTGCTGCTGATTGTGAGCTAAACATCTGCTGTACACCACTGTTGGCTGCTGTCCAAAGACGAAAACTTAAATTACCTGCCGAGTTAGCTCCGTTGCCATAGTTAACTAGTAATTGGAACCCTTCATTGCCTGCGGTAGTAGCAGTTTGAAATATAGTATATGCTGCGAAAGAAGCAAAATTTATACCGCCCATGTAGAACCAACATTCAATGGTCCACGGTTTTACCATTCGTGTTATCCAAGCAAACTCATTGTATCTACTGGCAGCAGTCCAAAATCCCTCTGCCTGACTCCACCCTGAACTAGTGTCATGAATGTCTGCTAGTACATAATTGTCTGGAGTCCATTCTGTTGTTGGATTGTAAGGACTGCCAGCGTAAGGAAATGCATCAGCGAATCCTGATGTGACCTGCTCAGTATTCCAGCCATAGTAATTGCCTCGATCTAACTGATCCGTAGTGATTGGAAAGTTCATGTGTTGAATCACAGTACCTGGCACAGCAGTTAACCAAGTTCGTGGTACTGAAATCTTGTCTGGATTACGTCCAGCCACTGCATAAGGCACTGTGCCTTTGCATATTCTCAAGTCAGCCATGTAACCGCCAAACTGGTTGCCAAAATCAAGACTAGGTCTTGCGCTATTACCAATCTCAACTCTGTCTGAAATGGAAAACACATTGGCAGTCCATACAGTCTCTTGAGATTTTTTACCATTCACATACAATGCAATAGATCCATTGGTACGTTGAACACACACATGTCTCCATTGTCTGACATCTTGTCCACTTAAACTGTCACCAAGTAAAAATGTATTGGCAGTTATGACATGAATACCTTCGTACCAACCCCACCCGTATCTGATTGCTATACCAGCATCGTTGTAGGTTGATCGCATGTCTAACATATAGTCGTAATCAGTGTCACTGAATTTGTAACGAGTGGACATCCAAAATTCAATACTGAAGTCGCCGGTGCCAAATACTAGGTCTTTGTTTGGAGATCTAGAACTAACAATCTGAGTATTTTGAGCTGTACCAAAAAACGCCATAGCGCACTTGGCGCCATCACGTCCGATAGGAGTATGTTGTGAGGGACGATGTTCGTTTTGAGCACGATGTCTAAAGGTTAAATGTTTGGCTGTACCAACAGTGGTCCAGGATGGGCTTATGTTTCGAGGTTTGGTATTACCAGTAGTACCAATTAGCAACAAAGTGTTGGTATCCACTATCATAGAATTCGTAACAAACTGTTCTGTACTGGCAATGGTATTGCCTGTATATCTAGCAACATTACTGATACGGAAGCCACACATCCAACCTCTAGAATTTATATCTCTGCTTCTTGTGGTGCATATACGTAGGTTGGCTGTTTGGGTATAATTTGTTGATACAGTGGTTGATGTTTGTGTGGTTTGTACGCCATCAACATACAATCTAAATCCGCCTGCACCTGTGTTTTCTCTTACAGCAGCCACATGATGCCAGTCGCCTGGATACATACGCCAGTTACCGCGACCTGAAATAACAGTTTGACCATCATCCCATGTCACCCATTCGGTGTTGGCTCTAAAGTTCCAGCCTGTAGCACCAGCAGCAGCTATATTCAGTGTACCTTTACCTGCAATAGCAAAGTTTTCATCAGCATCGTTACGATTGATCCAAGCTTCAACAGTGTAGTTACCTAAGCCGAATCTTAGACTAGTGTTAGTGGGACGTTCATCGTGTATGTTAAATTGACCTTGACCATATGCAGTAGTGAAGCTACTGTATCCATCACCTAATTCTACAGCAGTATTATTCCTAAAAGGTCCGTCAACCATTCTTAAAATTTGATTAACTTGAGTAACTGTTTGTCCTTGCGGTTGAATATTAGCATGAGTGCCATGTGTGCGGTCTCTCATGCTATGACTGAAAACTGTAGTACTGGCTGTTAGTTCTAGATTACTAGTGGGTACTGCAAAATCTGTAGTATACATCGCTACATTAGAAATTCTAATGTCTGTCATTGTACTGGCCAAGAAACTGGTGCCAGTAGCAGCACTGTCTCTACCAATGATTAGATTGTTAACTGATGCGATGTTGCTGCTCACTGTGGCAGTGGCATTGGCTCTACCGTTAAGATAAATTTTAAATCCGTTAACATCAGTATTAGCTCTGACCATGGCCACGTGATACCACTCGTCGCAGTTTAGTGCTGTGGTGGTAAATGTGGATGTGCCGGCACCATTAGCGTTATGGAATCCAATTTGTCTTAGATTGTTAATGGGCACTTGCCAGCCTGAGCCGTTGGCGGTATTACCAGCCACATTGCTTTTGCCCATGGCATACAACCATGAGCCACGTTGATTTTCTAGTCTAATCCAAAACTCAATAGTAAAAGGATTGGTTTGGAATCGTAGTTGAGGTCTATCTTCTACAATATAGTAACCAGCTTCACCAAAGTGTGAACACCAGTCATTATATCTTGGACCATAGTATGTAGATACTGGCCAACGATACCATTGATCAATTGAATTGAAATCGTCCCAATTGTAACCGCTTTGATCTTTGCCCATCCAATTATTGGCTTCTAGATCCGAAATCTGTGTCAATACCAAATTATAGTAAGGATCTCTGTCTGCAGATCCTTCTTGACCGCGAGTGGTTGGCCACTCATTGGGTGGCATAAAATGTCGTTCGGTTGAACTTACTGAACCTGTGTCTCGAGTGTAAGCAGACACTTCGTCCATCGAAAATACACCAGATACTTGACCGGCACGTGGAGTGATTAGCTCACCAATTACGCCGCCGTTTTTTCTTCTTGCCATTAGCTGATTACCTCATAGCTGGCTGCAACATATAATCCAAAAGCCTGTGCTGAAGTTTGTAGTGCATCGCCTTCTTCGAGATACACTGCATTGTCTTTGGCTACTAATAAAACTGTGGTTCCCACTGGTACCACAATGTTCGATGCCAAATAAAATAAAGTAGATGATCTTAAAATACCCAAGTTACATGAAATTGGTATCGTGTTAGTGTTAGTAACCATGACTGTGTTAATCTTGTGAACTTGATTGCTGTTCAAAGAATTTAAAACTATGTTGCCTAAAGTTGTAGATACAGTGTTGACGTTGCTTCGTGCTGTGATAGTGGTCACGTTTACTACATTTGGTGCTGCCATGTTATCCTCCAAATACTATTGACATTGCAATAGCTTTTCCTGTTGATACTCCAGCTGAGAATGATGATCCGTTACCTGCCCAAAATACGCCATCGGTAACAAAAACATTGCCCCCTGAATATATATTACCTTGAACGCCAACACCGCCTTCAACTACCAGTGCGCCAGTGTCCACGTTGACTGAATTTGTTGTACTAGTTATTACTAGATTTCCATTTGATGCACTGAAAGTGATATTTGCACCAGCTGGTCCTGCGCCGGAATTATATTGTAACTGATTGGCAGTGCCACCAGCACCGTATGAAACGTTATTGCCTGCCCAAAATATGCCTGTAGTAGCGTATAATCTATCTGAGTAAACATTGCCACCAACACCTACACCGCCTTCGACTACCAGTGCTCCAGTATTAGTGTCAACTGAATTTGTAATACTACTTATTACTAAATTTCCTGCGGCTGAATTAAAAGTGATGTTTGCGCCAGCAAAGCCAGCAGCTGACTTATATTGTAATTGGTTGGTAGTGCCTGCTGCCAGAGTTTGTACATAGGGTACGCTGTTGCCGGACCAATATACACCATCGCTTAGATACACATTGGCAGCAGTGACATTGCCCGCAATGGTCAAGTCTGCGATACCCACTTGACGACGTATCCAAGCAGTTTTTGCCAATGAATACTGGTAGGTAATCCCGTTGACAACGGTTATATCTAAATCACTTGGGGAATCTGGAAATGACATTATTAGTTACCTATTTGTACCCTTATTTATTTAAGAATTTGGTGGTTGGCACATTGAAAGCACCATTGTATCTTGCTATGCCGTTTGTGATACGCAAATCATCAATATAGCCAGTACTTCCGTAAGTGGCAGTGCCGTTATCTTTGGTACCAATATATATTGGATTAGTAGTTGCTCCTTGTATTGTGCCTGATATTGTAGCAGTTCCGTTAGGAACGCCATCTATATAGAATGTCAATGTACTACTAACTCGTTCCCATGCACAGTGAGTCCACACATTGGCTTGTATTCTAGTACCACTACTTTGAAAAACAGTTCCGTTGTAATAATACATGAACCAACCAGCAGGTGGCCCAGCACTGTATCCATTTAAACCTATTTGCCAAGCTGCGGCTGAACCGCCGGATTGACGAGCATCAATAACTCCCCACGTATTAATTAAGGCTGTATCTGTTGGATACACCCAACACTCAATGGTAAAGTTGCCAGCGAACGTAGTCACATGCGGGTGAGTATAAAGTTGAAACGCTGCTGGTTGAGTTGGGAAGTGTAAACTACCTCCACCAAACTTGGATATCACATTGCTGACTCGAGCTGTGGAGATAGTTTGTATGAGGTTTCGTCCAGTGAGATCATACATAGCAGCTTGAGTAAAAGTTGATAGCATGGCTACATTACTAATACTGTTAGCAGTGGTTATAGCAGCAACATTGGTACTTGCACTTTGAGTAAGTCCTGGTGGTGAAGTAGGTACTGCAAAGTTACCAGTGAACAAGGGTTGTCCTTTAATTACTCTTAATCCTGAAATAAATCCATTAAAGATTGCAGCAGTGGTGTTTGTGCCAACGTAGGTCACTGCTGCTGGATCACCGTAGGTTGTGCTGTTAGTCGCACTAGCAATTTGCAAGCCATTAAAATACATGGTCATAGCAGTACCTGCTCTTTGTATAGCCACATGAGTCCATTCGCCCACACGAACCGGAATTGTAGAAGTTATAGCAACAGTGGCAAAGTTAGCAAATTGTAGGAAATTGGTAGCATTGAAGAACAAATACCAACCGTTGGGGTTACTGTTGTTGGCAACTATACTGGCACTGGCTGCTTGATTGGCTGGCAAGTATACCCAGGCTTCAATAGTAAAATCAAATGTACGGAAGTTAAAAGTTGGCCCAGGTGGATAGGTTAGGTAATCGCCACTGCCATCAAATCTTGCACTACCGCCATGCACTGCTGGATCATAACTTACACTGGTACGGAATGGATTAAAAGGTTGTATTCTTGGTGTTCCTGACAAATAAGTTATTGCAAATGCATTAACACCGTTATCTTTAAATCTGTTATCTTGCAATGTAAGGAATGTTGAACCAGATGTAATTGCAGCAACATTGGTACTTGAACTTTGTGTATTACCCAACGTAGTTGTTGATGGAGTAAAATTGCCTGTAAAAACTGCTAGACTATTGACATATCTAAAGTTACTGATGTATCCATTAAACCAACCTGCGTTAAATGCTGCATACCCAATCTTCCATGATGTTTCTATGTATGTAGTTGTGTCAGCAAATGATGCTCGTTGTAGCCCATCAATATATATTGTACCTACACCACCGGTACGAACGTAAGCTACGTGATACCATGAACCATTAGAAATAAATACACCGGTTTGGCCGATAGTAGCCCCGTTAATATAAACAGCGATTGTCCCGGATGATACGCTTAATTGAAAATAATTACCATTGGTAGTAGCTGGTCTATTATCTACAATAATACCTCCTCCTGCTATCGGATATACCCAACACTCCACTGTGAACGTTGACTGCGGTGTTAGTGTAGCAGATGTTGCACTGGATATAGCATCGCTAAGACCATTAAAGTTAGCACTCCAACCAATGGGACTGAATGGTGTAAATGAACCCATGTGGACATCGCCAACTCGAGTAACAAGATCTTTACGGGTAGTTTGATCAATGAATCTATGATTGTTTTCACCTTGATTTGTTTGGAACAATAGTAACTGTGTGTTAGTGATAGTTGTCAACGATGTGGTTTGAGGAATAAAGTTAGCAGTGGTGTATACACTGGATCCAATTACCATACGGAAATCACTGATGTAACCTGTAAAAACATCTGCTGAGTTAGTGCCTGAACCAATGTACCAGTTACCTGCATTATTATGAGGTACTGCTGAACTACCACCAAGATTGTAAACAAAACCGTTTATTGATCCGTAGATTGTACCGCCTATACGATATAATGCAAAATGATACCAAGTGTTAAGGGCAATAGTAAATGGAATAGTTACAGTGTTTATAAGATCCCAACTACTATTATTACTGCTCATATAAACTATTAAAAAAGCACCGCTTCTCCATACTAGTAATGGTCCATAAGTACCTGACCGTTTATCAATAATTACACCATTACCGCCTACTGTTAGTGTATAGAACCAACATTCAACGCAAAACGCACCTGCACCCAACTCTAATGCTGGATCGTCTGTTACAATTACGTTATCTCCTGTACCGTCAAAGTATGCTGAACCCAGACTTGAAACAGTTTCTGCAAATGGACTGTAAGCGTTGGCAGTGGGTACGCCAGTAATTGAACTAATTGTTCTTGGTGTAGTGTTGGCATCAATAAATCTATTGGTGTTACATAACAATAACACATTAGCTGAAGTTATACCTTGACTGGTTGTTGTCAATGATGTAGTGCTTGGTGTGAAGTTTGCAGTGTATAATGATTGTCCTTTGACCACACGAGCATTACTGATATAACCAGTCATGAACTGTGTACCACCTTGAGTAAACTGACCAATTCTCATTGACTGTGCAGGTTTACTAATATTTACGGATCCAGTATGTATGGCCACATTGGCACCGTTAACAAACAATCTTGTGGACCCACTGGATCTTGAGGCTGCTACATGATTCCATGTATGTAAGGCGACTCTAGTAGCACCTGAGTTAAGACTGATTGGTATGCTGTCGCCGGCAAAGAAATGTACTACACCACCAGCACGTACTTCAAGTTGATATGCAACTGAAGTTGACCATGTTGTGGCCACTGATATCAAACTGGGTGTTTGTGCGCTGAAGTCTGCAGCAACACAGTTGAACCAACATTCAACGGTAAAGTCACCGGTACCAAATTCATTAAAGGAAGTATTGGCAGCGACGTCAAAAAACGATGCGCCGTTAAAGTACACTGACCAGTTTGGATTGTAAGGACTAAACGGTGAAGGTCTAGCATCACCACTGACAGTGGGCTGCCTAGTACCCGCAGCAGCATCAGTGACCCATGTATTGGCTGTGATATCAGCACCCACTAGTAATGTTGTGTAATTAAAGAGTCTATCTCCAAGTAACACATTGACTGTAAAGGATCTTCTACTGTCTTGATTTTGAGCGTCAACAGCGTCAACGCTGAAACTGTACACTGTGTCAACCAGTAGATTAATAACGTTGCCTGAGAACGCACCACTGGAAGCAAGAGTTGTACCTGTTGGTAAGCTGCTACCAGCAGTTAGATAGTAAGCCACTGCGCTGTCGCTGGTGGCTGATAGTTGTATACTGAATTCTACGTTACTGGCCAGATCAGGTAGATTGGCATTACTGACCCAAGTGGGTGTTCCACTAAACGCCACTGCATTTAATAAAATGCCAGTGCTGTTGTCTGGATTAACTACATAGACAGGAACAAAATTACTTGACCCAGCACCCACTTGAGCACGTAGTTCTGTTGAACTAATAAAAGCAGTTGATGATGCTGCCGAACCACCTACGTAAACAACACAACCAGACGCAAATCCAGTACCAAGAACTCTAATGAATCCGCCAGTACTACTGATATAAGGAGTGTCATCAATGACATTGAAGCCACTGTCAGTTACTGACACATTGCTGATAGTGGGACCAGTGGTAGTGATTGGTGGCACATATATTACATCTTTAATGGGCCAAGTGTTAGCAGTTATTTTTTGTGCAGCAGTTTGTAGTGTCCACATTCCACTGGCAATGGTGCCATCAACTGTGGGTTCAGTGCCTCTAATGATGCCACCGGGATAACTCCTACGTCCCATTAGCCTATTTCCTCATAGCTGGCTGTGATAACTATGGTGTTTGCTGTTGTGGCAGTTGCTCCTAGACTGTCATCTTCTTCTAAGAATAAAATGTTTAATTTATCAATTACAGTTAGTGTACTGTTTGGAGGCACACTTAAATTTGATACTATAGGAAAAGCCGTACCGCCCAGTGCCGCTCCAGTATAAAAACTAATTGTGACATTGGCCGCTGTATTAGAATAATTACAAGCATTGACTGTGTTAATTTTTACACATTGGTTACTGCTGGGTGCATTGCTGATTATACTAGTCGCGGCAGTTGTGGTCAAGTTTGCTCCGACGATTCTTCCGGTTACTGTGGTTATTCCTACTAAGTTTGGTGCTGTCATATTTTAAATCCCAAATATCATGCTCATGCTGTAAGATGTTGCTTGTCTGCCTGCTGTGTAAGGTGCGCCGTTACTGTAAAATACCCCATTGGTGGTGGATATATTTCCTGTGGTAGTTACTCCGTTGATGTAAGCATCTCTCCATTTATAACTCACATTACCTAAATCATAGGTGTTGTTAAGTGCCGGGTTTGCGTCTCCCAGTACAGAAAGATCTCCGCTGGTCAAATTGATTCTAGTGTTAGCGGAAATAGCCGCTGATGTAATATCAACCCACTGCTGGGAAGTGCCGTCATCTAAATATTCAAATAATATGTTTGAACTAGTATCATACCACTGAGCTCCTACACTGGGACTTACTGGTGGAATACTGTCTGTGGTAATAGTGACACCACCACCTCCTCCCCCACTGATCGGAAAGCCATTACTGTACCAAAATAATCCTGTAGTAGTAAAGACTTTGTTGGCAATCAGGTCGCCAGTAACTGTTAAATTTCCAACTGGAGTTAATGCACGTGACCACGCATTCGCTGCGGAGCTGTAAACGTATGCAATACCGTTTACTACTGTTGTTTCGCCGTCTATGGGTGCTGTTGGAAATGCCATATTATACCTTAATCAACGTATTTATTCAGGATTCTGCACTGCCTTGATCTTCAAGGGCCACACTTAACCAGCGCAGATCTGGGCAAGTTGCCGGGGCTAAATTTACTTTCCAGGGCAAATAACACCCACATTTTCCGCACATATTTGTCAGCTGAATTTTATGCTCGCAAGCGTCGCAGATAGCCATACGCTGTTGTTGACGTTCTTCACTTAAAAAAAATTTTGACATTAAATCCATTATATCTCCTATTAGAAAGGACCATAAGTCCATTGCACATACATACGTTTGGCTGTACCGTAACAGGGATCACCAAAGTTTGCGTTATTTGCAACCACTGACGCTGTAGTTTGATTCAACGCAAAGTTTGAACTGTTTGAGCTTGCAGAGTTACACCCACCAATGGTAAATGCTCCGCAAGTGCCATTTGGCGTACCGTAGCTGCTAAAATCACGTCTAATAAATCTCATACCAGCTGGGGTAGTTGGTACAGTAATAGTAATTGTTCCGTCTTCACCTGCAGTGCCGCATACAAATCCAACAAATCTATTTGTAATAGTATAGCTAAAAGCTCGGTCAGACACGCCTACGCCATCTGTTGCTCTTATGGTAAAATTATATGTGTTAGTTACATACTGCGCCGGTCCACTGGCTGTTCCACTGATAACACCCGTTGAAGAATTTAAAGAGTGTCCAGTGGCTAATGCTCCACTTATTAAAGTATATGTAGTTGCGCCCACTGCGGCCACTGTAAAAGAACTAACTCTACCAGTATAATCAGCGCCTATAGCGCCTGCACCAGTTATCCAATTTAGACCCGGAGCTGATATGTTTTTACCAAAACCTCTTGACGACCCGGACCCAGCAAATCCTAAAAATGGCATAGGTTATCCTGTATGTTGATATCTTGTTTGGCTGGCAAATACCCTAAAGGTTGCGTTGGCAGTTTTTATCACTGTAAAGGTATACAAATCAATAGAATTAGCATTACCGACAGCTGCATTAGCTCCGCCTTGCCAAACGGGAGTTACATTTGCATTGTCTACTTTAACAAAATTTACAAAGTATGCTGTAGCCTGTGGAAGCATAAATGCTATGGTTGAACTCTGTCCCACACCCAATAAACTATTTAAAGGTGTATTAGCATCGCCTCGAATATTTGCCACAACGTTTGATGCAACATTACCAGTCCAATATTGTATTGCACCTGATATCACATTAATATCAGTCGTTACCGGAGGACTGGCTGCTATTATATTAGCGTTTTCAAACATGTATCTAATAGCACCACCAGTCAAGGTACCAGCTAATGTTAAATTGCCGGTAGAAACTACATTACCAGTAATTTGAACATTACCAGTTGATAAGTTTCCGCTAGTTATATTTGCTGTAACATCCACACTTGATAAAATACCTGTTGAATTAATTGCAGGTTGAGCATTGGCAGTCACAGTCTGCGCTGTTGATGCGGTATAATTACCAAATGATATTTGACTGGCTATGCTCATTGTTTATCCTTGTTCATTACGCTTGTGCTTCGCCCCAACGCAGCAGTGTGGTTGCTGTGGCAGTACCAGAAACAATACGCACGTTAATTGCCAAAATGTCAGGGCCATTTGGATACGCACCAATACCGCCAAATGGACTGTTGGTTAATTCTTTTAGTTCTGTTAGTTCCAATCTACCATCACTGTTAGGTGTTGTAGAGAACGCAAAAACCTGTTCGCCTGGAATAGCAAACGATCCTGACGTATATGTAACTGATGTTGCCACTTGCGCTAGACTTGGTTGTCCACCTTGGCTTTCCAAGTTCAACGAGCTCCATGTTGCACTACTAAAGTTCTTGGGATTCAATATTCCTTCAATAACTACCGAACCTGGAGTACTTGCTCCATTATATGTTTGTACAGCCACAGAGTTTAGTAGTAATTGGCTTCGATTCAATAAGTCTTTTGCACCTAGGTCGCCAACTGCGGAGTTACTAACACTGGGTGCCAGACGAATCAAGAACATAGTAGTAGTGGTAGTTGAAATCGCAATCGCAGTTCTTTGATAGTTAAAAATGTATCCACGGTCTTGGTCAAATTCTCCGTCGCAAATTAATGCACTACCCCAATGACTCAAAGTTGGACTACATGTATTACTGACTAGCAGTATTCCTGTGCCTGCCGAATGTGCTGCTGCAGTTCCAGCCGTAGCACTACGAGAAGCTCCTGATACAAACTGTGTTAAAGTTGCTGCTCTTGTACATCCGGTAAATGAAGTTTGAGTCTTGCCTGAATAGCTAATTAATTCATTGTCAATATATAGCACACCTGCTGTGGGAAAATAGGTAGTATCATTAACGTCTAAAGTTGTGCCGCCTGAACCAGGATCTGCTGTTAAGTAAGTAGTTGCTGGGCTGCCGTCATTGTCAATGCTGTATCGTACTGGCAAGTTACCAGTACGCATGTGTGCTTCTGTGTTGATGTTATTGTTTTTAATACGATGAGTATAGACCCAGTTACCGTCTGAGCCTCGAACCATAAAGTCAATAAATCCAGCACCGTACCATGTGTATTGTAATCCCATCATCTGCATCTTGCCGGCATCAAAGTTAAATCCACTTGGTCCTGTGCCATCTATTCTATCAAGATTGAATTCACTTTGAGGAATACGTGTTTCTTGAACCAAGCTGGCTTTTACACCTACTGCATTACTTGCTCCGCGATAATCTGGGGTAACTGTCATAGCAGTATTACTAGACACTTGTGTTACATAGTGTGTCATGCCTCGAATAACAATTTTATCTCCTGCTCTAACCTGCTGAGCGAATCGAGAGTTAGAGCCAGTTACTGAATTAGAATTGGAATTTATTGACACTGTTCCGGTTAACTGCTGTGTTGCATTGCGACGAACTACACTGAGCACTGAACCTGAATACTCCCAGAACATACCGTTTTGATCATCAAAGCAGCCTGCTCGAACAACAGCACCGTGCCAACTGGTAACAGCTACTCTGGCAGCAATGTCCATCTCAGCAGTAGTACTGCCTAATGTAGTAGTTGACAGAAAAGTGAATGTATAGTCATCAGTGATTCCGTTAACTGTATAAGTTCCATTGTATCCAGATGTTAGTACACCGCTTAGAGTAATTACTGCGCCAATTTGTAATCCATGATCAACATCATCTACTTTGCAAGTAACAGTAGATCCTGCTGTGGTTCCACTTGCAGTTAATGTTTGTATATCATAACTGGGTTTGAATAATGTACCAGTGGTCCACAATAGTCCTTTACCAGATTGATAACGAAAATATTTTTTACTTACACGAATTGTACCTGCACCAAACGTTGGAGTTTTACAGTTTATTAAAACGCCGCCATCAAATGGTCTATGTACAATAGAACTGTTAGACAGTGCAAATATTGTAGGAGTGCCTGGTGAAACAACAGCACCTGCTCTTGCTACAAAGGTTATGGAAGTTAAACTTGGTACACTGGCTATAATAAATTGTCCCGTTGCAGAAGTGGGATTGGTTCCACCTGCCATACTGCAGTATATGGGACCGTTAGGTATTAGGCCGTGATTTGAACTAAAGTTGACAGTAATAACTGTGGGGTTAGCGCCGTTACCACTGGCAGTGGTTGCTGCCAGTGCTGCGCCTGAATAAACATTGCCTCTTTTTAGAATTGTAAAATCAGTTAGTAAACTTTGCCCATTAGCAGTACCAACTACACCATTGGCGAAATAACGTAAAGTTGATGTAGTTGGAGCATCAAAAACTATAAAGTTACCATCTGCTCGACTAAATCCAGCAATAGCTGAACTTAGTCCTGTTATGTTAATTGCTTGTCCAGCTGTGATACCGTGTACAGCAGAAGTAGTAATGGTAATTAAACTAAAGGTTGTACTGGTAGTAGTAAAGTCTGTAGTAATTGCTGAAACTGTCAAGTCAACACCTGGGAATTCGTAAACTGAAGGATAGCCACGCATTAATCCATAACCAGCCCATTTGGTAGGTTGTAGTCCGTATTCAAAGTCCGCGTCAATCATGGACTGCGGAGTTGATACACGCATACGTTCAATTGCGTCAGTGCCAAAGTCCCATGGACGAATTGTTACACCATCATATGCTTCTTCACGCAATATTTGTAGTTTGTCGCTGGCACTGTGTGAGCTTGTGTTGTAGGCCAGTGTAATTGTGGTATAACCATCTTCACGTTGTGTGAGTGTTGGAAAAGCTGTGGTATTACCTGCAGTGAACACAACTGTAGTTCCTGCATTTGCTGAATCTGCAAAATTGTAGATAATGATGTTTTTAGTTGTATTGGTAATTACCATTAGCTCTTCTAATGCTATTCTACCTGGAATCACAATGGTGCCTACGTTAGCAGGACCTGGTGTGAAGACATATTGCGTTTCTAATTTTTTTCCCATTTTTATTCCTTATTTGATACTTATCACGTTACATACCCAATGCAACACTCATTGCAACGGAGAAACTTTGTAGATTATTAACATTAAGAGTAAGTCCTGAAACCAAAGATACTGCACCGTAATTGGCAACAATTCGAACAGTATCCCCAACATTTCTTGGTTCTGCCAGTACCACTGTGGTTCCTGATGTGGCAGTGTAGTCAACGCTGTTCAGTTGAATACCGTTAACAAATACTAGTACAGAACCAACAGTATATGTACCTATCACTGTGAATGTTGATTGGCTTGCGGTTGCTGTAAATTCTTGAATATTTGTTGCAGGTGGCGTTTCCCAAGTTAACTCTCCTGCACCGTTGGTTTGTAAAACTTGCCCTGATGTTCCACCAGCAATGCTGAGATTGGCAACATTGCCAAGATATACATTTGCACCTGTAAATGAAACATTGCCGCTGGCTATTAAATTACCTGCAGTTATATTACCACTTGATGATATCTCAGGGGAAGTGACGTTACTGGTTACTGTCAATTGATTGGTAGTAATATTGGCAGAAGTAATGTTGCCACTTGAACTGATATCAACAACAGAAATGTTGCCAGCAGTAACATTACTGGTCACTGCGATGTTTGCAGTTGATAGTGTAGTACCAGATATGCTACCAACGGTAGTTATGTTACCAGTTGCGGTAATGTTAGCAGTAGTTATATTTCCGCTGGCAATATTACCTGTAACAGTCAAATTGGCTGCTATGCTAGCATCTCTACTGAATGCTACATTACCACCAACAGTTAAATTACCCAGTATATTAGCACTCCTAGAAACACTAATGTTTGCGAGAGTTATTATGTTGCCAGATGCAGTTATAGTTCGAGCAACTGTTAAATGTCCAATACTGGATGTAGGACCAGTTATGCTTACGTTACCAACAACACTGCTTGTTATTCCGCTGCTAAAAATTGGGGACTGCATATCAACCCAATAGCTGCTGACCCCATCTTCAATGTACTCATACAAAATATCAGTGTCGGTATCATACCATTGATCACCTAATGCTGGAGATCCTGGAGAGTTACTATCAGAAGTGTATGTGAGTCCACCCCCACCTCCACCACCACCAGTGCTAAATACTGCGCCGTTACCTGCCCAAAATAAACCTGTAGTAGTGAACAGTTTATTTGCAAATACATTGCTAGAGATTCTAGCATTACCAGCCACTACGTTACTTGTAATAGTAACATTACCATTTGTGCTATTAAATGTAAATCCAGAACTACCACCCAGTGCTGACCCGCCATCATTAAACTGTACTTGTGTGTCGCTACCACCTGGTGTTGATCCACCACCACTACTAAATGCTACGCCGTTACCTGCCCAACGAATGCCAGTAGTGGTGTATATGGTATCTGCAAATACATTGTTAGAGATTCTGGCATTGCCGGCTATTATGTTACTTGTAACAGTAACATTACCATTTGTGCTATTAAATGTAAATCCAGAACTACCAGCAAATGTTGTGCCGCCACTGTTATATTGTATTTGTGTATCGCTGCCGCCTGGTGTGCTTGAGCCACCACCACTACTAAATGCTACGCCGTTACCTGCCCAACGAATACCAGTAGTGGTGTATATTGTGTTAGCATACACATTGCCAGCAACACCCAGTCCACCTTGTATAACCATAGCACCAGTTACGTTACTGACGCTTTCTGTGGTGTCTGTTAGTAAAATATTACCACTGGCTGAATCGTAAACTAGGCTAGTAGCACCAAGTGCACCACCATTGTTAAACTGTACAGCACCTGTGGCACCAGCTGGTGTTCCACCACCACCACCGGACATGATGTTTGTGCTAGCACCACCGCCGCCTGAACTGATATCTAAATAATATCCTCGAGCACTACCACCCTGTTCAAAGAATCGTATTCGATTTTGATAAATGTCAACAGTTACGCCAGTACCAACCAATGTTGTATTGGTTGTGGCTTTTGCCAATAAAATTTCGCCACCTTCGTCACCTGACGAATTAGTAACGGATATTTGCTGTACGCTTAATATTTTGCTTGTTTTGTTAAACGAGAAAGTGCTGTCGCCGCCAAGTGCTGACCCACCATCATTAAATTGTACTTGTGTATCACTGCCGCCTGGTGTTGATCCACCACCGCCACCACTGCTAAAGACTGCGCCATTACCGGCCCATCGAATGCCAGTGGTAGTGTATAATGTGTTTGCAAATAAATTACCGCTAACACCAACACCGCCTGCAACAACTAGAGCACCAGTCACATTGGATGTTGATTCTGCGGTTGCTGCTATTACTAAATTACCGTTGGAATTATTGCCAATCTTGGTATTAGCATAAGCATAAAATGCTCCAAGATTAGCTTGTGTACTGGCATTACCTAAAAATAGTGTGCCAATATTGGCATCTAATGTTGCAATGCTAGAATTATTGTAAGTTTGAAATGCACCCAAGTTTGCTTGTGTGCTGGCGTTACCTAGGAACAATATACCAATATTGGCATCTAGTGTATTTAGATTGTTGTATATAGAACCAACATTGGCATTAGCATACAATTGGTATGCGCCTAAATTAGCATTGATTGCTATATTTGCGTTATGTAGTAGTCCAATGTTTGCGCTTACATCGCCAGTGTTGGCAATGTATAATTCGCCAGCGATGCCTGCGCCTCCTGCGACTCTTAATGCGCCAGAGCTGGTACTTGTGCTTTGTGTGGTATTTGATACTATTAGATCACCAAGTTTAACAGTATCATAAATTAAATTAGCTTCTGCCCAATTGACAGTGGCGCCTGGGTTCGCGCTGAGATTACTAAAGAATCCCCAAACGTTAGTGGTGTAATCACGTGCTAGACCAGTGTGTCGTTCAAACCCAGGTACTATCGAGTAATGGCTAAAAACGCCTATGTCATAATTATAAGGATACGGATTACTGGCAGTTAGATACAATAAAGGATCTTGAACTGATAATGTACTGACACTGATTGCTGTTAAATTTGACGCATATATATTACCAGCAACATACAAGTTACCGCCAATACCAGCACCACCTTTAACTACTAAAGCACCAGTTATAGCACTCACACTTTCAGTAGTGGCATTGACAACTAAGTTACTGGTATTATTTGGTCCAATTATTGTGTTGGCATAAAGTTCAAATGCGCCTACATTGGCATCAAGGGTGTTTAGATTTGTTCTAATGGTTCCTATGTTTGCATTGGCGTAACTTTGGAACGCACCTAAGTTCGCTTGTGTATCAGCATTACCTAAAAATAGTGTTCCAATGTTTGCTTGTGTGCTTGCATTACCTAAAAAGATAGTGCCAATGTTTGCCTGTGTACTAGCATTGCCTAAGAATAGTGTTCCAATATTTGCCTGTGTACTAGCATTACCTAAGAATAGTGTTCCAATATTTGCCTGTGTACTAGCATTACCTAAGAATAGTGTTCCAATATTTGCCTGTGTACTAGCATTGCCTAAGAATAGTGTTCCAATATTTGCCTGTGTACTAGCATTGCCTAAAAACAATGTACCTATATTGGCTTGAGTAGCAGCATTACCTAAGAATAGCGTACCCAAGTTCGCTTGTGTACTTGCATTACCTAAGAATAGTGTTCCAATATTGGCATTAGCATATAATTGATACGCACCAAGATTGGCATTGATTGTGTTAATTGCGGTTGCTTGTGTAGCAGCATTGGCATTGCTAAATGTCTGGAACGCACCTAAGTTTGCTTGTGTACTTGCGTTGCCTAAGAATAGTGTGCCTAAATTTGCATTTGTACTAGCATTACCAAGGAATAGTGTGCCAATGTTTGCATTGGCGTAAAGTTGATATGCGCCAAGATTGGCATTAATTGTGTTAATTGCGGTTGCTTGTGTAGCAGCATTGGCATTACTGAATGTTTGAAATGCGCCTAAATTTGCATTTGTACTAGCATTACCTAAAAACAGCGTACCAATGTTGGCATTAGCGTAGTTTTGAAACGCACCCAAATTGGAGTTGACGCTAGAATTGCCTAGGAACAGTGTTCCAATGTTGGCATTAGCGTAGCCATAAAAAGCACCAATGTTTGCTTGTGTGCTTGCATTTCCAAGGAATAATGTACCTAGATTGGCGTTAGTGGCAATGTTACCTAGGTGTAATGTGCCAATATTGGCATCAATACCACTGTCTAACGAGCCAGCAAATGCTTGCCCGTTTCCAGACCAAAACACCCCAGTGGTGATGTAGTAGCTGCTAGCATTTACATTACCAGTAACAGTTAAGTTTCCAAGAGGAACTACTGAACGCTTCCAAACGCCTTTTCCAGCATTGTAGCTGTACAGTACGTTACCTACTGTTACGCTTTGTCCATCAGTTGGTGAAGTTGGAAAGTATGCCATTTATCTATGCCTCGATCTATGTATTTATTTTATTATTTTCGTTTAATTTTACAGATCTTTTACACATAAACATCACCAGTATTTGTGTTTGGATAAGCTCTCCCAGCTCCCCAGATAATTCTTACTGCTCCGCCTGCGCCAGGTGCTGCATTTGGTCCACCGCCACCACCGCCACCAAATCTACCCCCAGTTCCTGCTGCTGATGCAGTTGCAGTTTGTCCAGTTTCGCCACCACTGCCGCCATATCCGCCGTACGGAACGTTGTTAGTTCTTTGTCCGCCGCCACCGTTTCCAAATACTGTGTCTATCCCAAATACCCCAATTCCGCCGCCGCCGGCTCCGTTGGTAATAGTTAAGGTGCTACTTGCACCGCCCCCTGCACCGCCCAAGACACCATCATTCCCATCAGGTGGTGTACCAAAATAACCACCAATGGCGCTACCGCCTTTTCCTGATTCAGAAAATGCAACAGGATTAATTCCGCGTCCGCCGGCTCCACCACCACCACCATGATGGTTAGAACTACCACTATCCCCACCATCACCACCATGCAATTGGATTTGTCCAATACTGCGAGGATTGATATCCCCGCCGCCAGGTGCGCCGCCTTCTCCAGAATCTATACCGCCGCTTAAACCTGTGCCTCCTCTCACAGTGGTACTATTAAAAGTTGAGTGAACTCGAGCACCAAACAATGCATTTGGTGCCATGCCTGGAGCGACTACCACAGTGTAACTGACTCCAGGAGTAACAGTAATATCGTTAGACATTGCCACTCCACCACCACCGCCTCCACCAGTACTAAACTGAGCAGTTCCACCACCACCGCCTCCACCAATGCAAAGTACACAAACTGATGTTACACCTGCAGGGCATACCCAGGTATATGTACCCGGAGTAGTATATGTGTCTTGTTGTGGAGTTCCTCTGAAGATTTGTGTTCGTTTAGACAAAGTGCCATAGTTACGTGCAGACCCGGCTCCTCGTGTAGACATCAGTGCCATAGTTTACAATCCTGTATTCTGATAGGTTGAATAAGATGCAAACACTTTAAACGATCCAGCACCTTTTTTCAACACAGTAAAGCTGTATATGTCTATAGAATTAGCGTTACCGTTACTAGGTGCACTGTTACCCAACCATGAAGGGGTCACTGTAGTACTATCAACTTGAACTGTACTTACATAGTAAGCCACTTGCTGTGGGAAAAATAACACTACAGTAGAGGTTTGACCCACTGCCATTACGTTATTCAATGCCACTGTGGCGTTGCCACGAATATTAACTGTGGCGTTTGTGTTAACATTTGAATTCCAATACAACACAGATGAAGTGAGTACATCAAAATTTATAGTAGGCGCAGGTGCTGCGGCTACAATATTGGCTCTTTCCAGCAAATAGGAAATGCCATTCAATCCCATAAATCCAGTGCCAGGAATATTTAAGTTGCCTATAGAGGCATTACCATTGAAGGTATTTAGATACGCTGCGACGTTGGCATTTGCACTAGTTACTAGACTATTAATCTGTGTTTGTTGTGTAGCAGCATTGGCATTGGAGAAGGTTTGGAATGCGCCAAGATTGGCATTAAAAGTATTGATACTTGTTGCTTGTGTAGCTGCGTTGGCATTACTAAATGTTTGGAATGCACCTAGGTTCGCTTGTGTAGTGGTATTGCCTAAAAACAGTCTTCCAAGGTTGGCCTGTGTTGCAGCATTTCCAAGAAACAGTGTACCAATATTTGCCTGTGTACTTACATTTCCAAGAAACAGTGTGCCAATGTTGGCATTGGCATAAATTTGATATGCACCAACATTGGCTCTTATTGTGTCGTCAATTGCGCTGCCTGAAGCACTCAATGACGGAGATACAATATCTACCCACTGGAAAGAATCTCCATCGTCAACATACTCATAAACTGTTCCATCGTTGGTATCAAACCATCTATCTCCAATGTTTGGATTTTCTGGCAATGTTGTTGACGCTGTATAAGTTAATATAGTACTAGTACCGCCTGCGGTTGTTCCATTAACCCAACTAGTTCCGTTGTATTTTAATACTTGTCCACTCAGTGGTCCAGTAATTGCTACATCTGTTAACTCATCAAGTGACACCGCACCACTAGTAAATGCAGCGTTGTTTCCTGACCAGAATAAACCTTCCTGAATGAATAATTTTTTAGTTCTTGTATTGGCGCTGATTACAATATTTGCAGCAGAGATATTGCCTGTGTAGGTAGTTAAATAGGCTGCTGTATTGGTATTTGCACCAGAAGTTAAACTTGCAATTTGAGTTGTAATGGTACCAATATTGGCATTAGCATAGGTATAAAACGCACCAATATTTGCACTTACATCATTGGTATTTGTAATCCATAGATTACCTGCAATACCAACACCTCCTGCAACTACCAACGCACCACTTGTTGTATTACCACTGGCAGTGGTTGCTGCAATTACTACATTGCTTGTGGCACCTGAACCTAATATCACGTTACCGCTGATATAGGTGTTACCTGCAACACCCATACCACCTCTGATCACTAGAGCACCACTTGTTGTGTTACCACTGGTTGTAACACTGTTTATTACTACGTTACCATTGGCTTTTGCAAAGGTAATGTTAGCACCATTCTGCACTCCGTTATCGTTATATTGTATTTGAGTGTCACTGCCGCTAACTGAAATATTATATGCTGCTCTGTTACCTGCCCAGAATAATCCATTGGTAGTAAAGATGTTACCGCCGGACCATATATTGCCTCCAACACCAGCGCCACCTATCACTACCATAGCACCAGTGGTAGTTGATGTACTTGTTGTAACACTGTTGACTAAAAGATTACTGTTAAACCCACCGCCGCCAATTATGACATTACTATTAGCGTACAGGTTACCAGCAATACCAACACCGCCTCGAACTACCAAGGCACCTGTAGTACTTGACAATGAAGTAGTTATTGAACGCACTACTACATTGCTAGTTGTTCCACCACCAAGATGCACATTAGCATTTGCATACAAGTTGCCTGCAATACCTGCGCCACCTACGACCACAAATGCGCCAGTAGTAAAACTGGTAGAAATTGTGTTTGCTGCTGCGACTAAATTACTACCTATAAGTCCGTTGATGCTACTGCCAAGCATGACATTGCCAGCAACTCCAAGGCCACCTTTAACTACTAAAGCTCCAGAATTAAAATCAACTGAATTTGTAACGCTGGTTATTACAAGATTGCCATTGGCTTTGATAAAACTAATATTAGCGTTACCAAAAATAGTCCCATCTCTAAACTGTAGCTGTGTATCTACACCAGCAGGTGGTGTAAAAAAAGCTAGTCCATTGGCCCAAAATACCCCTGAGGTTGTATATACATTGCCTACAACGTTTCCTACATTGATATTTCCCGAAACATCAACAGTGCTTATAGGTGTTAGTACACGTTTCCAAGCAGTTTTGGTAGCGTCGTAGGTGTAAATTATACCGTTTACGGTTACTGTTGCTCCATTACTTGGTGACGTTGGGAAATATGCCATTTATTTTAAAGTCCTAATAGTGTATTTACCCATTTATTGTTACCAATGTTTTGTTGTTTATTCAAACTGATCTCCGGTGTTTGTGCTAGGAAACGCTCGTCCTGCACCCCACATAATCCTTACTGCGCCAACGCCTCCGTTTCCGCCAAAGTTGCCGCGGCCGTCTGCATAGCCAGTAGCCCCGCCACCTCCGTATCTTCCCCCATCTCCGTAGGATACAGTGCCGCTAATGCTATAACCATTATTCCCTGGTTGGCCACCGGAGCCACCACCGCCACCGTAAGATATATAAAAAGGAGTATAAATACCCCATTCAGTAACGATACTGGCTCCACCACTAGGCCCTTGCCCATATACACCAACCCCGCCACCGCCACCTCCGTGGGTTGTTGGGATCCCACTGTAGCGTGCCGGTATTACATATCCACCACCACCGCCCGCTCCGCCGGTCCCTGCGCCATAACCATTGGTAAAAGAGTTATAACCATAACCACCTACACCAGTGTATCCGCCTGCACCGCCACCGCCCCACACATCGTACCTGCCACCAATAGAGTCTTGTCCAAGAGCTGAAAAGCTGTAACTCTCTCCGCCCGCTCCGCCACCATAAGATCCGGTACTGGTAGTTACAGTGTAACTACCACCTTTATATGTACCATTAGTACTGCCAATGCCACCACCCCACCCGTTACAAATGCTTGTGCTAATAAAATAGCTGTTACCGCCAATTGCAGCATTTCTAGAAGGAACAGGATCATACAAGTAATCTGGTGAATTATATCCTCGTAAACCCCCCTCACCAACTTGTACAGTATAGCTACTTCCCGGAGTCACTGTGTAATTGTTGATCCAAGCAAGACCGGCACCACCTCCACCACTTCTATATGGTGTAGGAGCATCAAGTCGAACAACGCCACCTCCACCGCCTCCACCAATGGCAACTACACTAACACTGGTAACTCCTGCTGGACATATCCAACTGTATGTTCCTGGTGAATCAAACAGCATTTGTTTTGCTATTGAAGGTGATGGATTTCTTTTTTTTAACAGACTAGAATTTGCTGATCCAAATGCTTTTGTTGATATCATTGGCATAATAGATTAACCTGTGTGTAGGAATTGTGATTGTGATGCAAAGACTTTGAATGTTGCGCTACCTGTTTTTACTATGCTTAAAGTATAAACGTCAACAGAATTTGAATTTCCTGCTGCAACATTTGCTGATCCTTGCCAGTTTATTAATACATTGGTATTATCAACTTTGACTACATTTATGCAATAGTTTGATGATCCTTGAGGATAAAACAATACTGCTGTAGTACTTTGCCCAGTAGACAATATACTGTTCAAAGGTACTGTAGCATTGCCGCGAATGTTGGCGGTTGTGTTAGTGGTAGCATTGCCAGTCCAATATATAATTGAAGAAGTAAGCAGATCTATGTCCACAGACGATGGCGGTGCTGTTGCAGTTATTGTTGCTTTTTCAAATACATAGCCGCCACCTATAATTCCACCATTGACTGTAAACACATTGTTAACAGTTAAATTTGATGTAAGTACTGCATTCTGTGCCTGCAAGTTAGAAGAAACAACTATTGTGTTTGATGTTAAATTGCCAGTAATTAAGTTACCGCTGGTTATATTTGCTACCGCAGTTACATTTGAATCAAAACTTACGTTACCATAAAATGCTCTAGTGGTGTTTCCAGAATTAGCAAGAAAGGTTGGAGAAGAAACATCTACCCATTGGGCAGAAGATCCGTCATTGAGATACTGATACACAACGCCATCACCGGTATCATACCATTGATCGCCCACAGCAGGATTTAACGGTACAGAAGATGATGTGGTATATGAAGGATTAATTGATATGCCATTGCTGGCCCATTTTAATCCTGTAGTGGAATACACGGTACTGGCAAAAACATTACCCGATACACCAACCCCGCCTTTGATAACTAAACCACCTGATGTAATACTGGTGCTGTCTGTGGTATCTGTAATTACTAAGTTACCTGTTGCATTATCGTAAAATACTGTTGTAGCACCAAATGTTCCAGCTTCGTTATACTGTAATTGCCCTTGAGAACCAGTAGGAGATCCACCGCCACCGCCACCGCCACTGGTAGCAGGAATACTGATACCGTTGGCCCAAAATAAACCACTAGTAATATATAAGTTGGCAAAAGTACCTAGCGGAGAATTTAGCTGGGTATAAATGTTTGCATTTCCAGTGGTAATATTTCCAACCAAAGAAATATTAGCTAATGGACTTAAAGTGCGTGTCCATTTATTGTTTGCTGCTTGGTAAACGTAATATATACCGTTTACTTGGGTTGTTTGCCCGTCTGTTGGGCTGATTGGAAATGACATATTATACCTTAATCAACGTATTTATTCGTTAACTATCCAGGATGTTGTGGGTTCGTCCCATATATAGTGATGTCCGTCTTGGGGATAGGGTATAGGTGGGTCAAAAGCACAAGTTTCTTCGTTGAATACCCAACTTGCTAAACCTTGTTGTGCCCAAAATTCTTTTGCCCGATTTTGTAGACTTTCTTTTTCTTCTGGGGTCATTGGTCTAATTACGTGTACATCTTTGACTATTCCGTTATCCCAGTCGTATGTGCTGTCAATGATTTCATAAATTCGTGCGTTTTGCGGTACTGGGACCCGGTTAAATCTAGCAAATTCTGGCGGTAAGTTTTCTAGATCAACACCAGGAAATGCCTGTATAAAATTATCCTCTTGTATAGGATGATCAACTGGTTTCCCATCAACTATTTTGATATATAAATTCATAAATTACCTTTCAATTAATACATTTGTGTTACCTGTAAATGTGTTAGGGTAAGCTCTACCTGCACCCCAAATAATACGAACTGCGCCGACTGCTCCAAGGCCTCGAGTTATACTACTAGCGAAACCAGGGCCGAAGGTATAGTAGTGTCCACCGGCGCCACCGCCCCCATATTTTCCGCCGTTACCGGCTTGAATACTTCCTGCAACTCCAGAATAAGATCCGCCTGGTTCTCCACCAGAGCCACCACCACTGAAGCCCACTCCAGTTGCACCAATACCGTATATTCCCATTCCGCCGCCACCTGTTCCACCATTGGTTGCTGCTACATCATCGCCAGGAGCGACACCGGAACCAAAATCGCTGCCACCACCTGCACCTGGCTGCCCGTATCCAGTGTCGCCAGGAATCTCATTTCCTATGTAGGTATCATTACTCCCAGCACCACCACCTCCGCTTGAAACTGTAGGATAGACATTGTCAACAGCAGCTAAATCTGAGCCACCACCAGTTCTGCCTGTACCTGTTAGTCCTGGGCCAATGTACCACCCACCTCCGCGGGCGCCAGGAGAAGTAAAACCTACTTGACCGTTCTGTCCGCCGCCACCTCTCACTACATCTTCAGTATGAAACCAACTATCAGCAGAGCCGCCACCACCAACACCTATAGACTGAAATCTTCCAAAGTAGGTATCGTCACCGCCTATACTACCACCAGCACAGCCAACTTTTACAGTATAACTAGTTCCAGGTGTCACAGGATAGTTAGAGATATAGGCATAGCCACCACCACTACCGCCCGAACCGGTTGTGCCGCCTTGTCCGCCATGGCCACCAGCGCCTATGCACATGACAGAAACACTAGTAACGCCTAGTGGACAAAGCCATGTATATGTTCCGCATACAGTAAATACTGACTGTGCTTCTAGAAAGGTATTTAATAGTGTGAGTTTTCCAAAACCTCTATGTGATCCGGATCCAAAAGATTGTATAAAAGGCATAGGTTTTATCCTGTGTGCTGGAATTGTGTTTTAGTGGCAAAAACCTTAAATGTTGCGGATTCAGTTTTTATAATAGTGAATGTATAGATATCGATGGAATTAGGACTACCGGTAATTGGGGCAGCGCCTCCTTGCCAAACTGGAGCTACGCTAATATTATCAATAACAAAACTATTTACAATGTAACCAGGAGATGCTTGAGGAATGAGTAATGCTAAAGTTGAAGATTGATTGGTACTTAGTACAGTATTTGCTGCAACTGTACTATTACCTCGAACATTGGCTGTGATGTTTGTTGTAGCGTTGCCTGTGTAATATATAATTGTTCCGCTTAAAAGATCAATATTGGTAGTAGCTGGAGGAGCTGTGGCTATTACATTGGCTCTTTCAAACATATTTAATATCGTACCGCCGCTTAACACACCTGAAAATGTTATGTTGCCTGTGACTATATTGTCACTATTAAAATTAGTGGTTGTTACATTAGTAGCACTTATGTTTGTACCAGATATATTATTTGTAACTGTTAAATTACCTGTTTGTACATTGCCGGATATCACATTGCCTGTAGCTGTAATTACCAAAGATGTAATAGTACCAGTGTTTACATTACCACTGTTTATGTTTCCAGCAACAGATAAATTTGCAGTTATATTTGCATTGGTTATATTTCCTGTTACTGTTAACGATGTGGTAGTTAAATTTCCAGATATAAGATTACCACCTATATTTGCAGATTGTGCTACAGATAAATTTCCCGTAGATACATTTCCAGCAACAGATATGTTAGATTGTAAAGTGTTTAATAATGTGTCAGTGTAAGTTGTTGGGCTTTGTATATCAATCCAGTAACTGGTTGTGCCGTCATTGACATATTCATAGAGAATATCATTGACAGTATCATACCATTGATCTCCAGGATTTGGTGACGGTACTGTTGGTGCTGAGGCTCCAGTTGTATAAGTAGGGCCGCCGCTGCCTGCGCCAGTACTAGGAATACTAATGCCATTACCCGCCCAAAATAAGCCGCTTTGTACAAATACATTGTTTAAAACAGATAAGTTACTGGTAAGATTGTTATATACATTGGCATTAGCAAGTGTTAAATTTCCAATTCCAGCTTGAATTCTAGTCCATGTGTTATCAGCAAGGCTATAAATGTAGGTAACCCCATTTATTACTGCTGTTTGATTATTCGTTGCTGATACCGGGAGCGACATATTATATCCTTAATCTTGCTATTTACCTGTATGGGTATACGAGTATTTTACCTGCGGTTCCTGCATTGCCAGCAGTTCCTCGATCAGAGTCGGTACCGGCTCCAGAAGGAGCATACGTCCAGTTACTGGTGTCGTATATGTCAAACCAACCTACCCCACCGCCACCACCATAACCAGCTGCGTTGGTACCGCTACCGCCTGCACCCCCGGCTGCTCCACCGCCTCCACCACCGCCACCTGGCTGAGTGACCTGGTTCCCTCCGTTGCCACCGGGGCCTAATCCAAACCCACCCGGAGAGGGGTTTGGTCCGTATTGTGCTGCAGGGCCGCCGCTATATCCAAAAACAGCTTGCGATCTTCCAGGAATGTAGAGATCACCAGATGTACCACCACCTGGGCTAGAAAACTTGGGATTACCACCATTGTCAACACCACCGCCAAATACTGCTGTCCCACCACGGTTAACTTGTGAAGAATATTGATTAGCGGTCAAAGGGTATTCTACACGACCACCGGCCCCACCGCCAAATGGCCCAGCAGTTCCGCCAAATGGAAAACCTGCGCTTGCACCAGCAGCCCCTCCGCCTGCTACAATTACAAGGTGTCCTGGATCACCCGGCGCATACTGCGGAACGGTATAAACTATTCCAGAACCACCAGCACCACCAAATCCACCAAATCCAAATCCTGGAGGAGATCCAACTACAAATTTATAAGTCACCTGTTTGTAAAACTGCACTGTGGCCATCGAATACCCGCCTTGGCCAGTACTACCTGCACCCCATACTTTAACATTAGCAACAAAATCTGCTTCTGGTGTAGCATACCAGGTACCTGTAGTGTCTAAAACAATATTTCCTTCTGTGTATATGTTAATAGCAGATCTAGTACCATATGGAGTAGTAGCATCAAACCCAAATCGTCCGGTAGAAGCGATTGGATCTGCTAAACGAGCTCCGTAGTTGCGTCCCGATGCTGTTCCGTATGTGCTTAGTAATGGCATAGATTATCCTGGATGCTGATATCTAACCTGGCTAGAAAATATCTTAAATACTCCATTACCTACCTTTAAAACCGCAAAAGTATAAATGTCCATGGAATTGCTGTTTCCGCCAAGTAGTCCTGTGCCGCCTTGCCATGATGGTGTCACAGTGACGTTATCTATTTTAACATCAGTTACATAATATGCTGATGCGCCTTGTGGTATGAACAAAACAAACGTAGCTGATCTACCGCTACTTAAAAGATTATTCAATGGTATTGTAGCGTTTCCTCTAATGTTGGCAGTAATATTTGTTGTGGCATTCGCTGTAAAATACTGTACTGGTGCTTCAAGTAAATCAATATTTGTAATACCAGCAGGTGCTTGTGCTGCTACATTGGCTCGCTCAAGCAAGTAACCTACTGTGCCGTTTAAATTGCCAGTAAAAGTTAAGTTACCAGCAAACGTATCACCTAGATAAGTTACACTAGGTGCCGCATTAGCTAGAATACTTTGTGTATTGATGTCCAACCAGTAATAGCTAACACCATCACTGAGAAATTGATAAATTACATCTGTTCCTGTTTTGTACCACAAACTTCCTACTGTGGGGTTTGCAGGTGCAGTGGCAGATGCGGTATATGATCTTTGCGGAATTCTAAGCCACGCATTTTTGGTTCCATCGTAAGTATATGCAATATTGTTTATTTGAACGTATTGCCCATTCACAGGCGCTGCTGGAAAACTCATTATTCACTCCCTGGTGCTGTAGGCCACGTCACTTCTGTTGGGAATCCTGGTTGCTCAGGTAAAGCTCGCAATGCTGCTCTATATACTGCCCACGCTTCGGCTATAGAATCTTCTATGTCTCTGCCCTGTGTCCAATCTGATTGTTTAAGTAACACATTTCTTTGCTCGCGTAGTCGCGACGCAAGAAAGTTATTTTTCCCAGCCAATTCCTGTTCACTTAGTGGCTCTACTGTTACTATATACACTTCCCCATTTTCAATGTAGGGTTCAGCAGGTACTAATTTTTCATTGCCAACATCGTGCTCTTTCCAAACACGCACTGACATACAGTTGTTTTCTTGTAAAAAATCTTGTTGTGGACCAAGTTCTGCAAAACTAGTGTCCGGGAACAGAATTCTATGGTCTTTTACAAGGATTTGATCGTTTTCAATTTTTGCTATCAACATAAGTATTCTTATTTATCAGGCCAACCAACGCTGCCAATAGTACCTGGCACAGAGGCGGTTCCTTTTACTAGTTTAACTTCATCAATATAACCAAAAAAAGCATTCATATCAAGCAAATTGGGGCTGATAACAACGTACCCTCGCCCTATAAAAATGCGTGTGTCTTCGGGCTGTGGCAAGTATGTATATACTGGTGTTTGTAGTCGAATGGAGCCGTTAACAGCCACAGACACTACACCAGTGCCGCTTTGGGATATTGTCAAGGTTTGCCAGATATTAGCTCCCAGTATATTATTGACGCTGCCAGAGTTAACAGAAACATTGCCCACTCTTCTGCCGCTAGTAACAGTGATTCCTTGGCTGGTATTGATATATACTCCAATACCATAATTTGTTGCTGGGGTTGCACCAATAGCAACCAGTCCTCGTATTGTAGTAAAATTTAACGGATAGAATCTGAAAGATAATGCCCACGGTTCTGTTTTATAATACGCACCATAATTTGTTGAATAATAATCCTGTGTAGGAACAATATACTTGAGAAGATTACTTTTAAGTTCACCATAGGTAGAACCATTAAAATAAAAACTGCTTGACCCGTACGACTTTTGCGCTGTGCTTAAAACTGGGCCATCTATATAAGTATTGGTGGCATTATCAACTGCTGTTACTTCTTCAAACGTTAACAGTAATTTTGTATTAGATATTTTCTGTGGGGGTGCAATCGGTACAGTAAAATTACCATTATAAGGAGTGGATCCGTTAACTATGCGAAAACCAGATGCGTACCCGCTAAAATTATTAAGAACTGTTAGGCTACCACTACGATCATTAATATATACACTCGTGGCACTTGCTTGTAATATTCCATTTATGTAAATAACAAAACTAGTTCCATTGTTTACAACAGAAATATGACACCATTGATAAATTCCAATGGTATTAGCAGCGGTACTTATAGTCAAACTGTTATAAGCAAACTGAACTTGATTATTTCCAAAAGTTAAACGGCAGCCTAATGGGAAGGTAAAGTAGCTGAATATTACTCCACTTGTAATTGTTAATGGCATTGCTGTTAAATAAATCCAACCTTCTACGGAAAATTGATTGTTTCTAAACTGCCAATCAGTGCTACTGCCAAGAGTAATATTTGGGGCAGCATCTATACTACCACCGTCTAATCTAGGGCTACGAGCTCTTGTGGTACCAAAAGGTGAAAATGTTACCAGTGCCGGAGACCACGCATTTGGATACGCTGTGTTTGTCCAACTATAAGCCCCTGATAGTGTAGGTGCGCCGTTATCGCTAGGATTAGTAATTTTTAAATTATTGCCACTGTTATCAACCAATTGTGCAGATTGTAGTCCAAGAAAAACAGTATTAGTCACAGCAGATAGTTCTCTAGACGAAACAATAAAATTAGTGGTATATAATGCTGTGCCTTTAACTACTCTTAAATTTGAAATATACCCATCTAAGATATCTATAGGATAACCATCTGGCTCAATATTGCTACCAGCGTGTGCACCAATAATTGGAGGATTTGTATTGGCAATGCTTTCTGTTACTGTATAATCGGATACTAGAGTAACTCCATTAGTTCCTACAGTTACTTTAACACCATTAACAAAAAATTTCAGTACCGATGATTCTCGACTTACTGCTATATGATACCATCTTCCTGGAATAAATTCATATCCTACTGTATAAGTTCCCACGCTGGTTTCAAAATTAAGTGCGCCTCTAGTTGCACGATTGCCATCGTAGTCTGCATATAAAAGAAAATTAAAAGCCGGACTAGCACCCCTTGCTCTCCAATCTCCTATAATAGGATCTTTGTCTCCATTGATTTTTACTATAACAAAATATACATAAGCTTCTATAGTAAAATCACCTGTACCAAATGCGAACCCAGAGTTTGCTTCAACCATTAAAAACGAACCACGATATAAGGAAGGAGGTTGTATAGGATGTAATCGAACAGACCAACTGCCAGAATAAAATGGAGTAAATGTTTGAAGAGTTCCGGCAGTGGTAGTTATGCTATAACCAGTATCACTATAATCAGTTACTGTTCCACTACCAACAGACTCAGCATGGTATTGTGCTATAGTGTAAGCGAAATTAGGTACACTGAAATTACTAGAAGCAGCGTCGCCCATAATATTAACTGTTGACCCAGAATCTGCTGGTGGCAGATTAACTCGTCGAGACCTACGTGGAACTAGCATTACGTGATCCCCACAAGTCCACCGTATAAAGTTCCGCCAGCTTTCCAGAATTCTATTATAGTTGTAGTAGTAGTTGACAGCGTTGGAGCTGATCCAGTTATCCAAGTAACTCCGGACCAAGTAATAGTATAGGAACCAGCAGTTATTATTAGTGTCATACTATGGCCTTCAAAAAAAGGCGCTAGTGTTGGACTGCGTGATGTGCCTAATGTCCAAAGTTGCATTGTGCCATTTAACGGGGTAATAGACAATCCTGCAGTATCAGTAATAGTGTAAACTTTTTCAACAATGCTGTTATTCAAAACTACGTTAGACTGCATCACTGTATTACCAAGTACAGTTAAATTTCCACCTACCGCTAAGTTACTTGTGGTGTTATCGTAACCAACATTGGCATAATTAGTTGGGGTTTGTACATCTATCCAATAGCTACTTGTGCCATCGTTGGCATACTGGAATATTATGTCTCCAACGGTATCGTACCAGAAGTCGCCTACTGTTGGTGAACTAGGTGCAGAGCTGCTTGAAGTGAAATCAAATTGACTGCCGTATACTTCATTATTACCTGCCCAATACACACCCGATGTTGTATAAACGTTACCTGAGTAAACGTTACCAGCAACACCCATACCACCTCGAACTACCAAGGCACCTGTAGTAGTTGATCTACTGGTTGTAGTAGCATTGGCCACTAGATTACTAGAGGTGCCAGAACCTAAAACTACATTACCAACTACAAATAAGTTACCACTGACACCTGCGCCACCGTTGACGATAAGTGCACCAGTGGTACTAGAAGTGCTTGCAACACCCGAATCTGCTACTATATTACCCGTAGCATCAAGTACACCGCCAATATATGCATTACCAGCAACACCCAGTCCACCGTTACTAATAACTAAAGCACCACTACCAGGTGTGGTTGATGGATTTGCTACTGAGAATGTTACCTGACCAGTTGCACTTAATGTAGTAAATGCACCAGTACTTGCAGTAACATTACCAACTGCGGTATTTTGTATACCAGCGCCAATATATGCTGCACCTGTTGCTCCAATACCACCACTAACTACTAAGGCACCACTGGTAGTATTTGTACTTGCTGTACCAGCAGCAGCAAAAATGTTACCACCAGAATATATAACACCAGCAACACCAACACCACCTCGCACCACTAGAGCACCAGTTGTAGTAGTCAATGCTGATGTAGTTGCGTTAATGACTACGTTACTTGTTGTACCAGTTCCAAGTATAACATTGCCGCCAATATGAGCATTACCAGCAACACCCATACCACCACGTACTACTAAAGCACCACTTGTTATATTACCACTGGTAGTAGTTGCATTAGCTACTAAGTTACTGGTTGCTCCACTTCCTAATACGATATTACCGTCAGCAAATATATTACCTGCAACACCCATACCACCACGTACTACAAATGCTCCAGTGGTTATTGATGTACTAACTGTTGTTGCATTGGCTACTAAGTTGCTATTAGCACCTGCCCCCAAGAACACGTTACCGTTAGCATATAAATTACCTGCAATACCTACACCGCCTGCCACTACAAGAGCACCACTTGTTATGTTACCACTAGCAGTAGTTGCCGCTATTACTACGTTACTTGTAGCACCTGCGCCAAGTATAACATTGCCACCAATATAAGCATTACCAGCAACGCCCATACCACCACGTACTACAAATGCGCCAGTTGTGGTATTAGCCGATGGAGTTACAGAACTTATTACAACATTTCCATTAGATTGTGAAAATGTTATATTTGCGCCATTAAATGAACCGCCATTGTTGAATTGTAATTGCGTATCTAATCCGCCTGGGGTTCCTACTCCTCCACCACTGATATAAGGAGTTCCGTTAGACCAAAATATTCCTGTGGTATATACATTACCTGTTATGATATTAGCGGTAGTATTGGTGTAAATATTACCCCCAACCCCTATGCCTCCTTTAACTACCAAGGCTCCAGTAACACTACTATTACTACCTGTTGTATCTTCTAATACTATATTGCCAGTGGTGCTATCGTAGAATAGTGATGTACCATCAAACGTGCCAGCATTATTATACTGAATAGTGTTAACTGCGCCACCTGGACTACCGTTAATAGATGAGCCGTTGCCGGACCAAAATAATCCTGTGGTAACATATAATTTATTAGTTGTAGTATTTGCAGTGGCTATTACATTGGCAGCAGTTAAATTTCCTGCAATAGTAAGATCTGCTGAAGTTAGGCGAGTCCAGGTTCTATTGACTGATTCAAAGATGTAGGTAACACCGTTGACTACGGTAGTCTGACCGTTTGTTGGACTAGTTGGAAACGACATCTAAATTACCTTTAATATTCATATTTATGTAAAAATTTACTACGCAGGATTGCCGCTAAATGTTATACTTCCGCTACCTAAAAACTTGTAAATTCTGTCGGATCCTGATACAATAACAGTTGGTGACCCTGTTGTAGTAGCTTCTGGATATGCTGTTGGGATTCTAATAATTGCCAGTCCAGAGCCTCCGTTTCCACCAGGAAACCCAATCACGTCACCGCCTCGACCACCACCACCGCCTCCACTACCAGTATATTGTGTACCGGAAGTGCCTGCAGAATTTGTTGCGCCTCCCGGGCCGCCACCGCCGGCTCCGCCACCGCCACCTCCACCTGTACCACCACCACCGCCACCACCAGCAGCAATACGTCCTGATATTCCAGCAGAAGCAGCCGTCAATAAACTGCTTAAAGTAAGAAGACCGGCGCCACCGCCACCGCCATTATTTCCGTTGTTAGGACTACCTGCACCGCCTGATCCACCACCACCACCGCCACCACTCTCAATAGGCACGGATCCGCGACCGCCATTGAATCCATAACCTCCCCAAGGTGATGATGGCTGTTGGGCTATCCCGGCAGTTGGAGTGCCACGAGCTGTTCCGCCACCTGATCCACCGTTACCACCATTCTCTGCAATCGCTCCGTATCCACCACCGAGGGCTTTTAATTGTGAAGGGCCTGTACCAAATGTCGCGTCACTACCGTTGCTACCAGCATTAATATTAGATCCACCACCACCACCAATTGTTATAGTGTAGGATGTTCCCACTGTGATAGGAGCTGTAGTAGAATAATATACTCCGCCAGCACCACCACCACCGCCACCGCAGTCGTCGTTGTCGCCGAATGCTGCTCCACCACCACTACCAACAAGCATCAATTCAATATATTGCGGTATTCCAAGGGTAACTGTTAAATTAAATGCTACTGATGCAGAAATACCTTTTTTATCTGTTGCAGTAATTGTGTATGAACCTGAAGATGCACCAGCAGTTGTTATTCCTGAAATTTCCCCTGTACTGGAATTTATTGATAATCCACTAGGTAATGTACTAACTGAGTAAACTATACTGCCGTTACCGCCTGATGCCACTGCTGGAGTAAACGCATAACTGTAACCAGTTGCTATTGTTTGAGTTGGTATGACTAAGGTTATAAAAAGTTCTCTTGTTAACCTGGCTCCATAATTACGCCCAGATAGTCCGCCAAGTGTGTTTATCAATGGCATAAATTATCTCTTATGTATCTGGAACTAAAATCCAGGACTGACTATCTTCATTCCAACTATAAGGCTCTCCATCGGTGGGATAAGGCGTTGGAGGATCCCATCTACAAGTAGATTCGTTAAGCACCCAACTTGGATAAGGCGTTGGAGGAATAAACGCATCAAGAGTTCTATCGTAGGTAAAACCAATGCCTGCATAATTTTTTCTAAAATTTCCGTTATAACTTGTTTGCTTCCAAAATGGATGCTGATAAAGTCCTATCAAAAATGCTATTCCTAGTTCTTCACGTTCAACGCCATTCTTATCTAATAGTTCGTTGTTGTGTACAACATGAACTGCTGTTACGTTATCATCTTCATCTAATTTTGCAAAGTGTGCCATCTTTCACCTTAAAATGTAATTGTACCGTCGCCGGTCCACACGTAATATCGATACCCACCATTGGTTATAAGAGTAGGACTTCCTGCTGTTGCGAACGGTGGTGGTAACGCATCAGAATATCGTAGAACAACTAATCCTGATCCACCTGCGCCTGATGAGCCCGACGAACTGGTATCCCCTGTACCACCTCCGCCTCCGCCGGTGTTAGGAGAACCAGCAGTAGCAGTTGCATTAGGTCCAGCAGCTCCGGTTCCGCCTCCACCTATACCGCCTGCTCCTCCTGGATACAAAGCATTAACTGTGCCGCCACCGCCACCACCTGCAAGTCTACCGCCAGCACCAGTTGAAGTTGCTGTTGTCCAAACTGAATATGTATTTGTACCTGCTCCACCATCGCCGCCGGCAATACCAGTACCGGCAGTACCAACTGCCCCTGCACCTCCGCCACCTCCAGCGCCACGTGCGCCGCTAACTGGAGCAAATCCTGCTCCACCAGCATAACCTTGTACTGGACTAGTTACTGGAGAAGATGCTCCGCCAGCTAGTGCACCGCTACCACTAGTACGTCCACCGCCACCTCCACCTGAACCGCCATCACCACCAACAGAGTTTTGTCTTGCTCCAAAACCGCCACCAGTTGCTGATACTGTTGTTAGCCCTGTTCCAGAGATTTGAGAGTTACCGCCTTTTACTCCTAATGTGTTAGTAGTAGTTACTGCTGCGCCGCCTGCTCCAACAGTGATAGTGTATGTTCTTCCTTGTGTAATAGTGATATTACCATTGGTAACGCCACCACCACCACCACCGCCTCCATACGAAGTAGCTCCGCTACCACCGCCAGCAATCAGTAAGTATTCTACTGCAAATATCATTTCTCTATAATTTGTCCATTCTCCGCTGTGTGTATAATTAGTTTGACTAGCAAACACTCTCCAGTTGTTGACTGATCCTTTGATTGCTGTAAAAGTATAAAGATCAATGCTATTGGCAGTTCCTGAATTAACCGGTGTTGTTCCTTGCCATGCTACATTCTCTATTAGAATATTATCAATGTAAACTTGATCTACATAATACGGAGTTTCTTGAGGAAAAAATATAGAGAACGTTGCGCTCTGTCCGTTGGCCACTACATCATTTAACGGAGTAGTAGCATTACCACGTAAATTTGCTGTAATGTTTGATGTAGCATTTGATATAAAGAATGTAATTGGACATGTTAACACATCAATGTCTGTAATTGTTGGAGGCGATATAGGTGCAATATTTGTTTTTTCTAGCAGGAAGCCCAAAGACCCAGTGATGTTACCGGCTATAATAAGATTTCCAGCAAACGTTTCGCCTATGTAGGTTACAACAGGAGTGCTAAGTGTAGAAATTGCTGGTGTTATTATATCAACCCAATAACTAGTCGTGCCATCTAGCACATACTCATACAATACATCAGTACTGGTATTGTACCAATGATCGCCAATTAACGGCACGGTTGGTGCGGATGTTGAGGCTGTATATCTTGTTGTTACACGTTCGTTGTTGCCTGACCAGAATAAACCAGAGGTAGTGTAAAACTTGTCAGCAGTAACATTACCAGCAACACCAACACCACCTCTAACTACCAAAGCACCAGATGTCTTTGATGAGCTATTAGAGATTGAACTTATTATAACATTTCCATTGGATTTGTTAAACGTAACATTTGCGCCGTTAAATGCACCACCGTCATTGTACTGTATTTGTGTATTAGTTCCACCAGGCGTACCAGAGCCACCACCGCCAGTGTTAATAATTGAAAAGCCATTACCAGACCAGAATAAACCTTCATTAACGTATATCTTATTGGTTGTTGTATCAGACGCAACCACAATGTTACTAGCAGCAATAGTAGCCGGCGCAGACAACCAACCGTTAGATCTAAATTGCCAATTTTTAAATGTTGGGATTGTTAAATTGTCAACATCGTTATCGGGTTGCCCAGTAATACCAAAGTTATCAGTTAACCGGAATCCAAGGCTGTTAGGATAAGAACCAATATAAGGATCGTTAGGAACAACATCTAAACTGCCAGCGATGGTTGTAGTCTGTGGACTACCGTAATCAATTGTTACAGTATCACCAATTTGAACCAGGCTGGTGATATTCGAAAAAGATGGTGCGTTAAGGAAAATAAGATAAGCACTACCCAGTGTATCATCAGTTATCTTAATATCACCAGAGGTAAAGTCTACACCAGCTGCATAAGATCCTTTGTTAACGCCAGCATATACATTTATGTTCCCACTGCTGGTAATGCCGTTGGCACCAATGTTACCAGTATGTGTTGGTAGATATGCAGTAACATTAGCATTGCTATATGTAGTGAATGTAGCATTTGCGTAAGTCTGGAATGCGCCCAAATTGGCATTAGTACTTGCATTACCCAAAAACAGTGTACCAATATTAGCGTTGGCATATAACTGGAATGCACCTACGTTGGCATCTAATGCATTAAGATTATTATATATAGAACCAATGTTGGCATTGGCATACAGCTGATATGCACCCAAATTGGCATTAGTACTTGCATTACCCAAGAACAGTGTGCCAACATTGGCATCAAGTGTATTGAGTTGATTGTATATAGATCCTACATTGGCATTTGCATACAATTGATATGTACCTACATTGGCATCAAGTGTATTGAGTTGATTGTATATAGATCCTACATTGGCATTATTAATTTCTTCGTAGTTACTTAGATCAACACTAATATTGCTAATTGTATTATTAGCGTAAGTTTGGAACGCACCTAAGTTGGCATTGATTGCTATATTTGCGTTATGCAGTCTACCAATGTTTGCACTTACATCGCCAGTATTGGTTATATATAAGTTACCAGCAATGCCGGCACCACCAGCAACTCTTAATGCACCAGTAGTAGTACTTGTGCTTTGTGTGGTATTTGATACTATTAGATCGCCAAGTTTAACAGTATCATAGATTATATTGGCTTCCGCCCAATCAACAGTGGCACCTGGATTTAAACTAAGATTACTAAAAAATCCCCAAATATCAGTAGTGTAATCACGTGCTAGACCGGTATGTTTCTCGTTACCAGCTTCTCTGTCGTAATGACTGAAAAAACCTATATCATAGTTGTACGGGAATGGAGTATCTGCAGTCAAGTATAATAGAGGATCTTGAACTGATAACGTACTAACACTGATTGCTGTTAAATTTGACGCATATATATTACCAGCAACATACAAGTTACCGCCAATGCCGGCACCACCTGCCACTACTAATGCACCAGTTATAGCACTTACTGACTCTGTAGTTGATCTAACTACTAAATTACTGTTTGAGTTGTTGCCAATCTTACTGTTAGCATATAGTTCAAATGCTCCAATATTGGCAGTAATAGAATTAAGGTTGGCTACAATATTACCAAGGTTACTAGCTTGTATAGCGGCATTTGAATCTACATAGGTATAAAGAGAATCAATTTCAGTGTACGCTCCGCTTATTTCTAAGTTAGCCCAGGTTTGATACGCACCTAAGTTGGCATTAGTACTAATGTTGCCAAGATACAATGTGCTAATGTTGGCATTAGCATACAATTGATATGCACCTACATTAGCATCTAATGTATTAAGGTTGTTGTATATTGATCCAATGTTGGCATTAGCATACAATTGATATGCACCAAGATTGGCTGATAAGTCGGATGTTGACCCACCAGTTGCAAATGTAGCGTTGGCATAGGCCTGGAATGCACCCAAGTTGGCTTGTGTACTTGTATTGCCAAGGAATAGTGTGCCAATGTTGGCATTAGCATACAATTGATATGCACCTACATTGGCATCTAATGTATTAAGGTTGTTGTATATAGAGCCTACATTGGCATTAGCATACAATTGATATGCACCTACATTAGCATCTAATGTATTAAGGTTGTTGTATATAGAGCCTACATTGGCATTA